TTATTAATTGTATAACTATATATTGCTGCAGGATTACTTAACAATGATGAAGCTATTCTTGGTCTAGCCATAATTGATCTAGCTATCTTAGCTTGATATTCTATTTGTGGAAAGTCTGAGAAGTATCCTCTGCTAGCTCTAGGCACTTGTACCTCCTGCTTGTGGTTCATCCATAAAGTCTTCACCAGTCCAAATCTGAGTCTCAGTAAATTGTAGTTTTAAAGATATAAAAGCTGGTCTACCTGAACCTTGGAAGAATGCTACTGAGTCTTCTGCTGAGTAATTTATTTCTAATCCTGTTATAGCAGCTCTTTTAAATCTATGCATACTATCACCTTGACCAAGATAGAATAAATCTACTTCATGTGGATATTTCATAATAAAGTTGTTTTGTGTTCCATCAATTGCATCAAATGTTGGATGCGATCTCATTTTTATTACTCTAATTATTTCTTGTAAGTTATTTGACTCATCTTCATTCTGTGGATATAGTTTCCATTCAAAGTCAAATACTTTTAAGTTAACTGATGAAAATAATAAAGCTGTATGTGGATTAACAAGTGTACCAGTTGCAACTGCTAACGGATCTTCAACACCTAATGTTCCTGCAAACTGTTCTCTTGCAAGTGCAATACCACCAGTACCTAAATCACCTGCAAGACTTTCTGCAGTCATGTCTGTTTTTCTTTGAGCTTCTTTAGCTTCACCTTCTGCTGTACCAGCTTTCTTGAAACTGTCTATAATATCTTCTGCTGCTGATGCAATACCAGCACCTAAAGTTTTTAAATCTTTAGAGTTATATTCAACTCCATACTTGTCTATAATCTGACCTGGTATTGGTAGTACTATTGATTCTTTCATGATTTCTGCTTCACCTTTGAAATCATATTCATGGAAGATCATTAAGAATTGGTGCACGCCTATATCGTTAGGAAAGAACAGAGTACTCTTGCCTCCGTTTATCTTTTCATCTATAACATTGTTAGGAGAATTACCTCCTCTTTTTTTCTTACTATATTTTCCGACGTACATATATAAATACCCTCATGGCTTATAGTGGTAAATTTATTCCCAAGAACCCCGACAAGTATCGAGGTAATCCTTCTAATATTATTTATAGAAGTTTATGGGAATTTAAGCTCATGAAGTATTTAGATGACCACAAACAGATAGTAAGGTGGAGTTCTGAAGAATTTTGCATACCATATCGTAGTCCAATCGATAGAAGGATGCATAGATACTTCCCTGACTTCTGGGTAGAAAAGAATGATGGAGAGCAAATAGTGATAGAAGTTAAACCAAAACAACACTTAGTACCACCTAAAAAGCCAAAACGACAGACAGTTAAATACTTAAGAGAGATGAGAACCTTTGCAATAAACCAAAGAAAATTTGAAGTTGCAGAGGAATATTGTAAGAATAAAGGTATGAAGTTTCAAATAATGACACAAGACGAACTAGGAGTTAGATAGTGCCAGCATATTTCTTTGACAAATTAGTAGGATTAGTAGGCGACGAATTCGATATGGAATTCAAGTCTATGAAAGAAATGTATGAAAAAGATCAAGGTGATCCTGTTGAAAGATTAAGAGAGATGGCACAAGAAGAAAGAGATGCTAACCCTACTACTATATTATCTGGAGCAGGTAGAACAAGAAGATTGATGGAAGGTAGAATGTATATGTTTAAGTATCTACCTAAGAATTATAATAGACTTCCATATTATGATATGTTCCCAACAGGTATAGTACAAAACTTAAATGTTGAAAAGAATTACTTTACTATGTTAAACTTTCATTATCTACCATTTAAAGAAAGAGCAGAACTTATGGATGCGTTGTATCCATTTATGTTATTCGATAATGTTCAAGGTAAAGAGATAGGAAGTTCATTAAGAGCTAGAATAAATGTAAACAGAGTGACATATCAGTTCATGAAAAAGAGAATGAACATGAGAGGATTCTTGCCTTGTTGGAAAAGATATGACTTCAAAAGAGTCGTAGGACAGTTTTTATATGTGCCTCCAATTGGTTGGGACACTATTTTGATGTTACCTCTAGCTAGATTTAGAAAGAGTGGCATAAATAGAGTACATATGGACTCTTTAGCAGAACGAAGAGCAAGAAAGAAAATTAGAGAAAGAACAGGAGTGAAATAATGGATCTAGCAGGTATTTGGAATGATTTAAGTTATGTAGATGGTATAATATTTACTATATGGGTTGCAGTAATCTATATTGGAAAGAAAACTATAGACCAAAAGTTTGAGGAAAAAAATGGCTGACCCTCTTAGTTTAGCAAAAACACTATTTAACCTTGGTAAAGGTAGAGCTTTAGATAAACCAAAAAGAGGTTCTGAAGATAGTGGTAAGTTGGACAATGATCCAGGAAGTCCTGGACAGTCTAATGGAATGTTCAATGTAGGTACATTCATTTCAGCTATAGAACAAACAAATGGTTTTTCAAGAGCTAACAGATATCTTGTAACTATTGAACTACCTAAAGGTGCATGGGCTTCTGGATTTGGTGGTACAGCACAAAATTTAATGTTCTTTTGTGATAACATTAATTTACCAGGTGCTCAGGTCACACCGTTCGATCATAGAAGAAATACAATTGGTCCATTTGATAGACGTGCAGGTAATATAATACCAGCTCAAATAACAGCAAGTTTCATGTTAGATGCTCAAGGAAGAAATCTATCATTTTTTCAAAGATGGGTTTCAAGTATCGTATACATGGGTTCTAATAGTGCAGCTGCAGAAAACCAAGTTGATGCTAATGGAGCAGCATTTGGTGAATTAGCATACAGAGATGATTATGTTACTACTATGAAAATAGAAACATTTGACATGGCTGCAAACAAGATAAATACATTAACAGCATATGAAGTCTGGCCTCAGTTATTAGGTGATGTGACATTAGGTTGGGCTCAGAATGATGAAGTACCTAGAGTAACAGTTAACTTTGAACTAAGACATTGGACTGCAACTAATCATCAGTTGCCAGAAGGTACTGATTTATTTGATGGAGATTCATTCTTCTCAAATAGAGCATTAACACCAATGGAACAGTTGTTAAGAATAGGACAAACCGGTACAGCATTAAAAGCTAGCTGGAAAACACCTAATAATGTAGGTGATGTAATTAATGTGCTTTCGAATAGTCAGAAGTTTGGTAAGGCTATTGCAGGAAGGCTAGGAAATGGATAATTAATAATGGAGAAATATTATGCTACCAAAAATAACTCAACCTGAGTTTGAAATTACGCTTCCCGTAATTCAAAGAAAAGTAAAATTTAGACCTTTTCTCGTAAGAGAAGAGAAAGTATTGTTGATCGGTAGGGAAGGAAACGCTAAAGATCAACTTAACTCAATGATTCAAATATTGAATGAAGTTGTACTAAGCCCCAAAAACTTTGATGCAAGAGACTTAACATCTGTTGATGTTGAATATATGTTTATGCATTTAAGAGCTAAATCAGTAAACAATATTGTAAAACTTAAGTATAAAGATACTGAAGATGAGAATATATATGACTTTGAGCTTGACTTAAATACTATTGAACCAATATTCTCAGAAGAAAGATCAAACACTATAGATGTAGGTCCATATAAAGTTGAACTAAAAGAACCTACGTTAGCAATTTTAGAAAAATTAGAATTAAACATGGATGATGCTAAAACTATTACTACTGATGAAGTATCTCAAGAACAGATAGACGGTGTGTTTAGTTTATTAGGACATTGTTTAGTGAAGGTCACAGATGGTGACCAAGTTTATGATGACTTTACTGTGCAAGAAGCCAAAGAGTGGTTTCAATCTATAGATATTAAAGCATTCGAATCATTACAAAACTGGTTTGAAACTGCACCTAAGTTAGAGCATACATTTGACTATGTTAATAAGTTAGGTAATAATAGAAAGATTACTCTAAGAGGTATCCAAGATTTTTTTTAGTACTGCTGAGCCATAATACCTTAGCAAACTACTACGAATTAATCTTCGCACTGGTTCAGCATCATAAATATAGTATAACAGAAATAGAAAATCTCATTCCTTATGAGCGTGATGTTTATGTTGCTATGTTACAAGCCCACTTAAAGGCCGAAAAGGAAAGAGCTGAAAATAAAAAGGCAGGCATGAAAATGCAGCCTAGGACGAAGAATTTCACCAGTGGCTATAAGAGACCATATGGTGGAGGATACAGGAGATAACATGGCAAACAGAGATCAATTTTCGGGTGATATGTCCCGAAACGAAGTCGAAATAGACTTAAGTAAGTTTATGGAGATGGTTACCGAAAACAATGAGCTAAAGCAAAAGATTTTTGAGTTAGAGCATGACGACAAAAAGAATCCTTGGCAGAAATATATATTTCTTGCAAGAGCAGTAGATAGTTGGAGAATATGGCCTCGTGCTTTCCTAAGCGTGTACATATTCTTAATTTATTTTGTAGTGATGTGGTTCATAGGTTTAGAAGCACCTACAATGGAACAATCAGGTTTAATTAGTATCTTAGTTGGTGCTGGTGCAGCTTGGTTTGGATTGTATGTAAATTCAGCAGCTAAAGAACACGACACAAATAATAAGAGCTAATAAATGGCACTACCTAACACAGATTTTGGAGCCGGAAGACCTGCAACTAAAGCAGAGACTTTCGGTACTAAAACTGGTGCAGATACAGAAGTAGTTAAAGGTCTAGATGATATAGAGGATGTTCTAGATAAGAGACTTGAAACTATTTCATTGTTTGTTGAAAAGATTGCAAACTATATTCCTAAGTTAGGGGGAATAGAACACCACGTTAAACAAATATCTGGTTTAAGAATCAGAGATAGCGTAATGCCTGCAATGAGAGAGATCATTGATGCTATATCTTTAGATACTGAAAAAGATGAAGAAAGAAATAAAGATGATGCTGAAGCAGTAGATGGAGGCGGTGGCGGTGGTGATGATGATGATATACCTGATAAAGAAGGTGGTGATGAAGACGCTGAAAAACTAGATCCTGAAAGAGAAGCACCTGAAACTATGGGTGAGGCTGTTGCATATATTCAAGAGGATGTTCAAGCAATTAGAGCTATAATGGAAAATGAGAGTGAAGATCAAAGGGAACTTCCTCCTACTGAAACAACAGGTGGTGGTGAAACTGGCGGTGGTGATGATGGCGGCAAAGGTGCTGATAAAAAAACAAAAGGAATGATGGGCGATATCATGAAGAAGCTAAAAGGCTTCTTCGGATTGATTAAAAAGTTCTTAATGATTGGTATACTATTGATCTTACCATTATTGAGTGCAAGTTCTGATTTGTTTAGTGGTCTAAAAGAATTGTTTATGAATCTTTTTGCAATATTCAAAAGGCTAATTGGAATAATATTCGAGACCGTTGTACCCGTTATT